ATGGACGCAGAATCCGCATTCGCAGCGTCAGGCGACGCAGCAGAGCCACCAAGAAGAAAACCCGGTGAGCCAGCGGGGGTTGAAAGACCTGACGCGCGATACGGGATGATGTTGCGCGTGAAATCAACCGGGCCAACGGCAGGGATGGCGGGAGACGGAAACAACCGAAACCCGGCACCTTGAGGGCTATCAATTGGGCCTGCAGGGTTGATCTCACCGTCATCAAAGACGCCGCAAGGGGGAAGAAAAGTGCTGACCATGGCGAATTTCTGCTCTCCGTCAGGAAGCCAGTAAAGCGTCTTGGAACCGGCTTCACGAACCGCGTCGGCGGAAACGTGGGTGGCACGGCCAAGAGCCTCAAGCGTGGAATAATGCTGCTCGGTGATGGGAAGATCAATATGGTCACAACGGACCTGGGCAAAATAAATCTTACCTGGCGTCATGAACTGGCTAGGGGGCAAGCCTACGACGCGAACGCGAATGGCCATAGAAATGGTGCGGTAAGCAGCCATAAAAGGGAGGGTGCTGCGCATAGAAGCCCCAAAGTCATCACCCCAGACGCCGTTGTAAGTAGCGGCCGGTGTGACGTAAGTGGTGTAGGCCATGGCGGTGTTGGGGTTGGCATACGCGCCGGCTCCCCACTGAAGGGGGGAAAGGATACTGCCTGGGCCGTACGTATAAGGGGAAGAAATGTCGGCAAAGGCAGTACCAGTGAACTTGAGGACCGAAGCCATGTCGACTGGGGCTTGAGTGGTATTCTGTGCGCACGAAATGCGGCTGGAAAGACCAAAGATAAGGTTAGAGCCGTTAGTAGCGGTATTGGTGACAGTGATGGTGGAGTTCTTCACAAAGCGAGCGAGCGACGTGGGAACAACAACACGGTCGGGGAGGCGCATGTAAGGAGATGCCCATGGGTTAAGAAGTGCGTCAATGTACTTCGTAACAGAAAACTCCGTAGTGCCACCCCGCGTAGGTAAAGCGGAAGGGGCGGGGCCCATACCTACGATGCCGGCCTCACGAGAAGGCTTGGACTTACGGGAAGCGCCGTCGGGGCCGGCCTCACGCTGACCTTTATCACCAGGTTTCTTCGCAGGTTTGGAAGAAGTTGGAAGTGAGCGCGTCTGGACTATACGAACGGAAGTCGCAGAGGAGGCGCGAGACGTAGCGGAAGATGGGCGAAATGGACGGCCGCCTCCGCCGCCGCCGCCACCACCAACAAGGGAACCGCCGCCACCACCAGTCAAGCGGCCGGAGTGGCGCACCTCCGCCTCACACTTGGCTGAGGAAACGAAGGGTGGGGAATGGCCGAGAACGAAGGGGTAAAAAGCATTGTACTTTATGCCTTCGAAGGTCAAAGTACCAGCGTGGAGTCCCACAACGCCGGAACGCGACATGACGAGACTGCCGCAATCCCCAGGGCGGGAATCACAATCATACAAGCCAACGATATCGCGGGTTCTGCCCTGGCCAGCACATGCGATAAATGGAGAACGCACGAAACCAAAGAAAGAACCGACGGCGATGCGGGATTGTTTAGGCTCAGCTACCACGATGCAGAGTGGATCATGAAACTCCGGATATGATCGGGCGAACGCCGGGGAAGGACCGGCATGGGGCCAACTCCACAATTGGTGTTTAGAATCCCACTCAAGATCAGCGGGGTCACAGGACCCACCCGAACAGGTGGCCTCACTGTAAGCAGTGAGCGCACAATCGGCCGCGAGCCAACGGCGGCCAGCCGCCGCCGCGGAGCGGGTGATCATTGGTTCGTCGCCGGCAACGATGCGCGTCGACGGGGAAAGAACGGAAGCGACGCCGCCAGAAAGGGCGGCTTCGCGGCCGGCGACGGGAGTGGAAAAGGACTCAACGACGTAATCGCCGCAGAGCCCGGGAGTCCTCGAAACTGCTTGCGCAAACGCGGAGGAGACGTTTACGCCAGTTGAACTAAATGCGTTAGGAGCAAATAGGACGTGGGCGAACAGTAAGAAATCAAACAGATCGCCAAGCGCGCAAGCTACGCGCGCAACACGGGCCGAATGAACGGCACTACCGAGTTATTCCTCGTATCTTGTCAGAGGAAGGGCAAGGTAACCCTTAAGGAATTTAACGTGACTCAGAACTCGATTGAGCTAATCTGAGCTACACGGGATAAGGCATCCGGCCGCCAGTTTAACGCCATGGTCGGGCGAAGAAATTTAACGTGTCCAATAAATCGGTTACACGGAATAAGGCGATCGGCCGCCAGTTTAACGCCATGGTCGGGCGAGAATTTAGCGTGGCCGAAAACGGTATCACGGGCGAAGAAGCCAAGCGAAATCAAAACAAAGATAACGCCTAAATTTAACGTGGCCAATATTAGATGGTATCACGGGCGAAGAAGCCAAATTTAACTTTAATTAGCTTTAAAACATGCAAGCGACATTAAGAAGGAAGGAAACTAGCGTCCTGAGCGGCCACCGCGTTTACCGCCACCGCGCTTTGACTTGCTCGGGCACTGTCTTGCCTTATGCCCAAACTCCTTACATTTGTCGCAGCGAGGCCCTTGAGCTGCAGAGCCGTCAGACTCGTCACTAGGTGAGAAGCCGAGCTGGGCTGCGACCTCAAGCACTTGAGACGTAGGAGCTTCCTGGGGAAGACCACAACCAGCAGGCGAAGATTGCGGCGTAACAGGTGCGGAGCTAAGCGCGGATTTAGGGCTAGTGGGAAGTGGCGAAGAGTTGACAGGGAGGTCGAGATTAGCCAAGGCCTGTTCAGCGGCTGCTTCACTAGCAAGGAGGGCGGCGGCCTCTGCAGCGCGTTTCTCTTTTGTGATTTTATAGCTAGGACGCTCCCGCGGAGAAAGGAACGGAACGCCATTGACGACCAAGCCGGAAATGGGTTTGATCTTAAGGCGTCCGAGGATGGGGTATTGAGTACCCGGTCGCGGTTCTTGGCTGAGGATCGATTCACGCAAGTCCATAAGGGCACAAATATCGACGCTCATGTCGAGCGCGATCGCCCGCATGAGGTCATCGTCATTGAAATCATCATTGCGATAGTTAGCACCAGGACCAGAGGCGGTAAGTAAAGAGTAATGATAAGGGTCAAAGAACATCTCACTGAGAGTGTCTGAAGGGAAGAGTTTCAAGACACGCTTGGCGTAATCGCTCAGCAGTGGGGTGTCAGAGTCGTTGACCAAATGGCCCAATGCCCGCTGGCTCATGGCAGCTTCGACGGATTTGCCGGATGGCACCATAATGAGGTGCATGCGCGAGAGCCAGCGAGCAACATCGGCAACGTTGGAAGAGGATCCCCAAGGGTCAGGGTAGAACCTGCCAAGGAAGCGGGTGGGGCCGGAGGAATAACGACGCCCTTCGAGGGTTAACCCACACGCTGTTGCAGCGTCGACCATACCGCCATTAACCTCAATGATGAGGCTATCATCCCCGGAAACTAAGGCACTGGTACACAAATAGCTGTAGGCCTGCTCAGGATTCAAACCAGCGTTGGCAGCCTGCAGGTAAATAACAAATGCGTTCAGCAAAGTGTTACGCAGCGTGGTATCAGCGCTACCGCTGAGGGTGCCAATGCCCATAGAAACGGAGCTGGTGCCGCCGCTGACCGTGGCGGTCTGACTGATAGTGTTTAAAAACGGCTCCTCCCAGCCGCGATCATAGCCGAAAGCTATGGTGAACACCATCCTGAGTAGAGTGATACCGAATGCGCCGGTGGTGGCGTCGAAACCGGTGTAATCGTACTCTGACACACCTCGCGAAAGGCTCTTGCGAGCGATGCAATGTAGTCGCTGAACGGCAGACTGAATCATGCCGCAGGATTTCCCGGGCATCCAGAACGGCTGCGTCATCAGATAGTCGGACAGCGGAAGAGTCCAACGGGCGTAGTCGAAGTTCTGGGTGCCTTTACAACAAACGATTATGCGGGGATGTTTAGTGGACGGCTCAGTCTTGTTAAACATAGTCCACCTGTGTCGCTTGTGATCGAAGGTGGTGCTCAGCTCTTCCAACTCCTGCTGTTGAGTGGGGCGCTTCATGCGTTCGCTCATCAGCTCAAAGGACAAAGGATGCAACTGGTTGCCTCGAACAAGGCAGTCAACGAACTTAGCCATGACGTTAGCAATGTCAACGGAGACAGGAATACGCGTGGGAGGGTTATGAACGCGGGTCTCAAGAGAGCTAAGTAGAGAAGCTATGCCGTTGCCCGGGACCAATTTAGAGCCGGGTAAAAGAGGATTGTGGATGCTCGTGATGAACTGAGCGCGGTCAGGATCAACGGTGGCTTTGTCGGTGATGATACACTCGACGGATTGGCCAACAGCCGCTGATGCGTGCTTGACGCGATAGCCATTGGCGACAGCCTCTATAACCATCCCAACGCACTCTGAATAGTCGCTGAGCGTGACGCCCAAGGAGGCATATTGGGCGTGATTCTTTTGGTAACTCCACCGGGTGACGGCGTCATGCAACACCTGGGATGGCACGACCGTTAGACCGGTGTAGTCATACCAACAAAGGTGAGTGTTGGAGCCGTCAACAGTGATGAGAGTATGGCCAAAGCGCTCCACAGGTATTGGGGAGGTGTAAGCGGGGGATCTCGAGCAACAACCGAAACAATAATGCCATGGACCAGGCTGAACGTCATAAGTTCGTATGCACTCAAGCCCCGGATGGCTAGAAAGAACTACCGGGCGAACAGAGACCTTACGGGTGCGAAATAAGAGATCGCGCACGTTGAACTCGGCTGGAGGGGGGCCGCTAGCCACAGCATCGCTGAGTTCACCCCTGAAAACGGTCGAACCGTAGAAGACTACTCCAATCTCGGTACGGCGGACTTGGATATTGCCATTGTGGACAATGGGCGGCGCGTCGGCTAGGCCGATGAGGCAGCGTCCACCAAAGTAGACCCGCCAGAGAACGTCCTCCATATCACTAGCAGTGGGTAGTGGAAGTGGGTTGACGCGAGCAAAAACGGTCGCGCGTAAACTGTTCTCGGGGGTGGTCAATGTACCAGCGGATGAACAAGAAGAGACAGCGCTAGACAGGTCCTCGTCACTGTAGTCTGGCTGGATGATAAACATGGCTCGGCGTAAGAAACGCCTGCAATAGCTCACCACAGACCAGCAGTGATCAGTGCTAAGGTAATAGCACACACCCCCGATGACAACGACGCCGATAATCCCATAAACAAGCCGACGTGAAGGCTTAGGGCGGGGAGCCGAAGGCGGACGGTAAATCATTCCGGAGGGCAGGAAGAAACCATCAGCTTTGATCGGGGGCACCTCTTTGGGGGCGGATAGAAGCGAATACCTGGTAAGCAGTGAACCGAACGACGCGTACCAAGTTGAGGCTTGGGTCGTGACGCGGTCGACAACCGCTGGAAACGACGGGAAAACATCAAGCGGGAATGGACCGGGGTTGGCCTCTATGCCGTAACGGGTCAGGTCGCGCTCTGGTGCGGCGCGGACAACATTGACGACAGTAGAGGCGGTGGCAAATGAGCTGACCAAGGAGCCGGGAGGGACGATGCCAAACCCAAAACCAAACTGCTCGAAACCAATGAAAGTGTTGGAATACGTCACGCCCCATGGGTTCGGGGAAGGCTTCAACGCACCGCTTTTGGGATCACGGATATAGTCGAAGTCAGCCACGGCAGCTCCGCGCAAAGCGGCGGCGCTGTCAATTGGACGCACCCGAGCAAATAGCTCGAAATCGATCTGAGTTTTGCCGCGAAGTTCGCGCCGCCCAGCAATGCGTTCGTACGTAATGCGGCCGGGCGGGAACCCAGCGGGGCTAGCGACAGTGTCGGCACGAGGGGGTAGAGGTTCGAAGGTCTCTAGCCAAAACACCACCGGGTACTTGATAACCCTCAACTGCATGTTCATGTCCGGACCAACCTTCTGCTTAAGCTCCCAAGGGGGAGACGGAGCTGGCGGGGGGGGCGCCACCGGCAGAGACACCACAGGAGGGGCGGGCTGTTTAAGGTCACGGACGTTGGAGGAGTACTTCGCGAGGGTGGGGGAATTCTGCGAAATGGTTAACTTCTTAAAGCCAGGGGTGATCAAAACGGCGTCGATAGCGCTGGCGCCACGGCTAGGTCGGGTGGCGCCTTTGAAGCGGAGGCCGGAACCGTCGGGCATTGGCCCGATGGGGCCTTCAGCGACGCTTGCAATTTTGTTGAAGTTCAACCCATCGACGGTGCGGTAAGTCGAATGGAGGCTGTTGAAGTAAAGCCTGGGCGGGGCGCCGTCAACGCTGACGGCCTTGAAAACCATAGGCCGAGGGGTGTGGTTGACACTTGGTGACGGCGCGTCCGACGGGCCAGAAGGCGCTGACGGGGCACGGAAAGAAACTGCGCGAGCGGTGGGTGTAGCTACAGGCACTAGATCGCGCTTAGGCGCACCGTTGACGATCTCAACCCACCCGTCTGGGTCCGGGCCCGCAGGGACACTGCGGTGGGACTTAAGAACGGAGCGCCGGCCGCGAACTGCGGGAAGCGCTAAAGGATTGGGATCATCATCAGGCACGAAAGCTCGCTTGGAAATAGCAGCATTACTCTTGCCGGCGCCGGAGGCGCGGGGAACGCGGCGTTTCAGGGGGTTGCGAACCCTAGTACGTCGCGGAGCGCGGTAAGCCGTTGATGGCTTAGCCGGGCGCTCATTGTACGATGCGGCGGGGGGGCCGTCGTCTTCCTCAGCGGGCGGAGCTGGGGGCTTAACCACCAACGGGCGACTTGGCACCGCAGGTGGTTTGTTGGCAACTAACACGCTCTTACTAACCGGGCGTTGCAAACCGGCTAGTAGCGTGAGATCCTTTGTGACGGGAAACTCGCGGACACTACACTATTTGGTCCAATTTAAGAGCGGCGGGTGTTTGGTCCGCCGCTCCGAGCCAGCCGATATGGCTGGCGTGGTGCCTTGCACCCCGGTGCCCGACCCGGGATGAACTAGTTTAAGGACACCAATCTTATCGAGCCTGCGTATATATGTCCACTGGACTAGGCGAACAATGCAAAACTCAGCGCCTCCTTCCTCGCGCACAGATATGATGGCCCGCCGCGGATGATACACCGCATAGCCACCCCTAGAGTCTAAAAGACTCACCTAGT